GGTAGGTCCCGCTGCTTTATAGGCAGCTCTCCACGTTTTGTGAGTGCTGGAGCATACACTCTGGTATCTCTCGAGGGCTGTCATATAGACACGGGTACCACTTACGATAGAGCGTTTTACTTGTTGAAGAAATCTAAACTGGAAAGTATTCTCAGGTAAGACCTTAACAAGGGGGGCAAATAAACAAAAAGTACCGATCTGACCCATCGGGAACCACGATAAAATCTTATGAAACAATCGAATCCAAGACTAAACATTTCATTGCTTAGTCTATGGGCGAGTGTCCGTAAGGTGTTATCCTGAATCCGAGCAAGTTTTGACTTGCAAGGACTTGGCCACGACGAGAAGTATCTAGATCTCTGCCTTCGCCTCGAATCCTTGCAAAAGGACCGGGGTAGCGAGTTTTCAATGCTTTATGCAAAGAAACTTCGCGGAGCGTTGTTGAATTACTTATCAGGTAATCCAGCGCGCTTTGAAGGTATTAGATATACTAGAGACGGTATACCCTTAGCTCTAGGGTTTCTAAGTGACGAGTTGCGTAAAGGAGAGATTCCAGCTGCAAAGCTGCAGTTTCTCAATACAATACTCTATGCACCTAGAAGCCTGAAACTCGGTAAAGAGCCAGATTTCACACCGGTATCTGCACCCCCAAATTTTGTTAGGGGGATAGCTAATATCGCTATGTGAGCTGGTTCTTTCTGAGCTGAACTAGGGTACTTCGCCACTGGGGACGTTCCGAAATCAGCACGTTGGCGTCAATTCCACTTTACAACTAAGAGTGGCCCTAATGGGCATGCTCTTAAGTCGTTTGTGGATGACTTAGAGTCACTTCCAGACAGTCTCATTAAATCTTTAAAGACTGTCGGTGGTTCTGAGTTCACCAATGTTCTGGAAACATTGCTTAGTGGGATAAATGTATTCCGAGGTTTTAATTTGTTTCATAAACCTGCGCCGAATATGTGAATCCGTAAGCTATGTTATTTTCCAGATAAGGAGCTGAAAGTGAGAGTTATAGCTCAGCTTGACTATTTTAGTCAAACTGTTCTAAAACCTCTTCATGAGTATCTCTTTGCTGTTTTACGGAAAATCCCCCAAGACCAAACTTACGATCAAGGGGGGTTTAGGAAAGCGCTTGAAGGCGCGGAGATTTATTATAGCATAGATTTATCTAATGCTACTGATAGATTTCCGATTGACCTGATTGCGCAAGTACTAAACTCTCGCTTCCCTGCTTCTTATGTTGAGGCTTGGAAAGACGTGATGGTAGGTTATCCTTTTAGATATTATCCATATGGTAGTAAGGTCTCGAAAGAGATCTCATACGCTGTTGGTAATCCTATGGGGGCCTACTCTTCATGGTCATCCTTTGCTTTAACTCACCATTATCTTATCTATTACTGTTCGCGGATATGTAACAAGGATTGAAAAACCTTGCCATACGCACTACTAGGTGATGATATTGTAATTGGTAATAAGGAAGTAGCGGAGGCATACCTTAATGTGTTGTCTGATCTAGGCGTTGGTGTTGCACGGGATAAAAC